GTATACCACTTGTAGCTAATGATACAAACTTCATTTTCACTTAATCTTTCTGCATTTTTACATTCTTGTTCTTTGTATTCTGCTGCCCAAGAAAACCTTTCTGACTTCATTTTATTTAAAGGAGTTGGATTATAAGCAAATATTGGCAGATTACACCTTTTAAACATTTTAAACAGCATATCTTGACTGATTGGTGATAGATTTAAAAAACTAAACATATGTAAAGGAAGATCTGATCCATGAAAAACATCTTGAATTGCTAAATGTTTTATATCTGATATTTCATCTCTTAAAAATTTTACATTCTCTCTTCTTCTGCCGTTAAGATCTTGTAATTCTGGAAGTTTACCTCTACACAACTCTTGTAAGATTGGATGACAAAGAAAAGTATAGTCTAGCATATCTTTTAAATTATAATCAGTATCTTGCAGTATGTATCTTTTATGAAGTGACTTAGATCCATAATAAATAATTTTTTCATATAAGTCTTTTGAGTCAGTAACAGTAGCTCCAGCTCCTCCAACACCTAGTAATTTTTCTTTGTTAAAAGATATCGCCCCCATATGTCCGTATGTTGAGGTAAATCTATTCTGATAGGTACAACCCATGCTGTGTGCGCTATCTTCTATTAGATAGATGTTTTTTTGTTCGCAAAACTGTTTAATTTTATCAAGCTCTGGTGAGGCTCCATATAAACTAACAACTAGTACTGCTTTAGTCTTATTTGTTACAACTCTTTTTATTTCTTCAAATGATACTTGAAACGTATATCTATCAATATCAGCAAATACAGGGGTAGCACCTATGTGAACTACAGGAGATAAAGTTTGTGCCCAAGAAATTGCTGGAACTACAACCTCATCACCTGCTTTTACGTCTGCTGCTAGTAGATTTAAAAGAATTGCTGAATATCCTGAATTAGTGGCAAAGGCATATTTTACTCCAAGATACTCTGCTAATTCTTCTTCAAAGCGAGTCATGCCTTTAAGATAGTAGTCATCTATTAAATTTTCTGAATAAATACTATACGTTCTTTTTATTTCTTCTTCATTAAATATAGGATATGGCGGTGCCGGAAGAGTTACTTTCTTCATAATACTGATTTTATCCTTTCAAGTTCTTCCGTCTTTAAATAGTGATGACAAGGTAAATGAACAGTAGAAGCACAAAACTCTACAGTTTTTGGACAATTATCTTCATGCTCATTGAGCCACGGTAGTAAATGAAGAGGTTCTTTAAAAAATGTTCGTGCAAGACACTTTACAGAGTTTAGTTTTTCAATCACCTCTTCAACTTCGTAAGAGGGTACACTCATTGTGTATCTCTCCCAAACATAATTTTCTCCAGGTATATTTCCATAGGGAAGATTATTAATATACCAAGTAGCAATCTGTCTTCTATGCTCTCGATACTGGTTTTGCTCAAATAACTCTATTTCTTTAAGTAGTACTGCGCAGGAGGTCATATCCATATAAGATTTTGTTCCGACTCGGTGTATTTGCTTATCTTTACCTCTGCCGTGAGCTGATATTTCATATATCTTTTCAGATACATCATCTAAGTTAGTACAAATAGCTCCTCCTGACCCTAGAGTGCCTGGATATTTTGTAAAGTCAAAAGAGAAACACGCTGTAGAACTCATTGATCCTGGGATATAGGTATAAGGTTCTCCCATGTAAAATGCTGGGGCAGCATCCTCTATGATATGTACTCCAAATAAATCACACACATCTTTAATCTGATCTACACGAGCTACGGTTCCAAAATTGTGTACTATAATTACAGCTGCTGGCCTCAACACTCTAATCATATCTTCTAGCTGGTTAAGGTCTATATTACCCGTTGCGTCAATATCACAAAAACGTACACGCCGATTCATAAATGCTACGGCATTTCCGAAAGCACGCCAACCATATGAGGGAATAATTACTGTATCTTGTGGATTAGTTAAGGCATCTATTGATATTTGCAGAGCATCAGTACAACAGTCTACAAAATGCCAGTTTTTTACACCGCTAAGTTCTACGCACTTATTAGCAAGATCTAGCTGAACACCCCTCATCTCCCTACCATCTTCTGTTTGATAAGGGTCATCCATGTTATCTGAAATAGCACGTAGATAGTCTACTTTGTGCCGTTCAATTCTTTGTTTATGGGGAATGAATGCGATTGATTTAGGCATTAGCCTATTTTTTCTCGTGTCCAGTTGATAGCGCGATCAGTTGTCATTTTCGCGTGAATATGAGTTTTATGAATATCATTTTTGAATAACATTAAACAAGGAAGACGATCAGGTTTTTTACTGTACCTAGTGAGTCTAGAATCAGTTTCATTAGCAAACTCTGTTGCCAGCCCTTCAATTTCATTTGCAATTGCTAAAAGCTGATCTTTGATATAATCTGTATTTATAGAGTTTGAGGAATGAGCAAAACCTACAAGCTTATGCGACATGATGCATCTCTCTAAGAGTTCTTAGCTCTTGTTGTAGCAGTTCAACAGTTTCACGTAGCTCAGAGATTTCTTGGTGTAAATAACGAATGTCACCGCCAAGATCATTAGCTAGCTCATGAATCTGTGAATGCACTTCTTTCATTTCAAATTTTAATTGTTTTTCATCTACGTACATGATAATACTCTACATAATTTTAAATTGTTTGGCAATAAAAAACTAACTCAAGACTCATTAAAGGATGTTACTTTGGAAATTAGAGATATAATAACTAATCTTCCTGATAGAGTAGTTATAATATTTTACAATTCTGGATTCAGAGGGCATTGTGTAACTAGAATATTAGGGAGCCATAAAGAGTCTTATTGGCATAGCACTTGGTCTTTAAACCCTGATAGTGGAGATCCATTAAGTTTTCCTGAAAAACAAACTCATTTTACATTTCCACACATAAAAAAACTGCCTTTGAAAAAAACTTTTCCTTTAGTGCATACAGGTTTATTCTTTAATATAAATGATGGAGAACCTAAGAAACGATTATCTGAAATAGCTGAAATTAATGTAGCGTTAAGTGACGGCACTGAGAGATATATTTTTTTGAATTCTCACCCTGATGGTACTGGGCTAGAATATATAAAAAGACACAAGAAAGTTGTTTTATATTCAAGCTCTAAGAAAGACAATAGATTTTTAATTGATAAAGACAGCTTTCCTGTAAAACTATATAATACTCTTAAACCTTTAGATGATGCTCTTAACATTGATATAGATGCTTTGTTTAGTCTAAATTATAAAGAGTTTGAGTCAGAATATATAAAGATAGTTCGATACTTTGATTTTACTCCTCGTATCAACGCAGTTAGAGCTTTTATACTTCGATACTTAGAAAGAGAACGTTATGTTTTCGATTCTTAGTTGCAAACAACTGATAAATTCAGTATAATATATAAAATAATAAATTAAAGGACAATTATGCACAAACGACCTTCTCTTTCTGAGGCAAAAGCCTTCCTCACTCAACATGCTCCAGATATCATGGATGAGTATCGTGAACTTCTCACTTCGCACGGTGAGTTCTTTGCAGCTCGATATATTGTAGACATTGTTGATCACTATAATCATCTCAACAATGTCGGCGTGGTTAATGGCTAAAACGATTAATTTTTGTGGAGACTCTTTTTGTCAGCACATAGGAAACCCTGCTTGGACTTATTTGCTTGCTAACCTCTTAGATTGTAAAATTTTAGGAGGAGGTTGGGCAGGCGCGTCTCATGAATACTCTTTTCGTACTTTTGATGCTTTAGCTGATTTCACCGTATTTTGCTGGACTGAGCCTGATCGTATTCATCATTCTGACTATCCGTTAAACTTTGGAACAGCTGAAAAACATAAAAGTAAAAATAAAACCTTTGCCGCTGCACATGCTTATTTTACCTACGTTCACGACTCTGAACTTGCTAAAACAAGACAAATGAGAGAACTCTACTGGTTTGATCACGAAGTGTTATCTAATTATTCTGGTAAAATAATACATTGTTGGTGTTTTGAACAAACTTATGACTTTGTTCATGGCGTAACTTTTGATAAAATATTAAATACATTAGAAAAAACTGATCTTTATTTTATTAATCACTTAACAGAAAAACAAAACTATACACTCGCTCACGAAATATATAATTTAATAAGGAGAACTTATGGCTAAGGCTAAACCTGCACAATTTGGAACACTCACTGGTTATAGCGATTGGAGCGTAATCCGTACCATTCGTGAAGCTGAAAATATTGCTCGCTGGAATCCGTGGAAAGCACATGAGTGGATGGATGAAGCTCATTCACGCTTAGATCTTTTTCACGCACCTTATCATGAGCAATATAATCAAGCTGTACTCCGTATCAACGCACTGTGGCGTGCTAACATGCAGTGTCACTGGTACGATCATAAAACTTTTTGGATGGATGGGAAGACCTCTCGTGCGCCCAAAATGCTAGAACCGCTTTATGAAGACTTTTCACCCGTATAATTTTCATATTGCTCTTTCCCATAAACTATGCTATTAATAAAGGTATAAAAAATGTATTTTAAGCTTACTTCCAAGAACGCATATCGTGATTTAGTTAGAAACGCACGTCGCATTAGCATCTCAGAACTCAGCGAAAGCGAAAAACGCGAAGCGTTTCAAGAGTTATACGATACTTTGAAGGCTCGTCTCGGAGAGACAACGCGTACGCTTAACGCTGAGGCAGCTTATGCACGGCGCTGTATGCACTGGAACCAACGTGAACTACCTGACATCCAGCCTGTAACAACTGTTCGTAATCCTTGGTTACGCTTCAAACGTGAGTTTGTTAACGCTATACAGTCCGAAAATCCGTCTCGCAACATCCAAATCGCACTCGCTTGGTTATATCAAGATTCATCACGCGATGATTGGATCACCACATAGTTCACGCGAAGCGTGTGTCTTGCGACCGAAGGGAGCTAGAGATGGAACAAGAGCAAGCCTGTAGAATTGTATGGAACATTCTTAAAGGAATGCCCATTGAGGTGTTTGATGAAGAAGAAGGTTCAGTTTGGGAAAATGATACCTATGAACTTGTTCTTCCTCGCACAGAAGGAGATTTCGAGGGTACTCGAATCATTGGGTCTGCAAACATCGTTACAGCACTCAATATGCTAAACCAAAAGCTTGTTATTAATAATGTTGCAAATGATGATATAAAGAATACAGCTGATATGTCGTATGAATTATTTGCTGAAGTATTAGACGAGTTACAAAAACAAAAACTAATCAGAAAAATACCAACCAAAGTTAGATCAACATTTAAAATTATAGAGGGAACAAATGGAAGCTGCACTTAAACAAGAAATTAAAGCTGAAATATCACGTATTGTAGATTTAATGATTCAAGCAGAAGCTATTCGTGAACAAATGGCTTCACTAAAAAAAGATATTAAAGAGGAATATGGAATTCCTGTAGCGACAATTACTAAAGTAGCCACAATTGTTCGCAAACAAAATCTTTCTGAAGAGGAAGATAAGTGGGAAGAGATTAAAGAATTTGTTGACGCTTGTTCATAATTAATTCAGCTAATTTTTGATGACTTCTAAACCCTGCATGAGATCCGTCTGGTGCAGGATTTTTATGTTTTTCTAAGTCTAGATGAAAATCTACATAATCATCAGTCAATTCCTCAAGGTTAGCTTGTAAGTGTGGAAAGCAGCAGTGGTGTATGACAGGTATACCAGCCCGCTGACAAAGTAATATTTGTTTTGATACTGCACCACTCCAAAGTCTCTGTGTCAGTTCTTCATCAGAAAAATATAACATTCCTGCTGCGTGCCAAGCTGCTCTATGTCTTTTATCATTTTTTCTGTTATTATCTAGTATTTGTTCTGAAAAAACCCAGTTTCTATAATACTTTTCATTTCTTATTACGTGATTTGCCACTAAGAATCCCTGCCAGTGATTTTTTCTAACGTCCCACACTTGCCAACGATACTCGCTCGTATGCCCTATTAGAATCAAATCAGGTTTTTTCTTGACTGCTTGCTCAACTTGTGTTGTAATAAGATATTCAGAAGCACCGCTTTGAGCTAAGTTTTCTAGCTTACTTTTCAAAGCACGACTTATTATATGAGGATAAGCTTGTTGCTTATCTACTAATCCTTCGCCTTCTGTATAACTATCTCCACAGGATATTATAAACATGAGTGATGAAATCTTTGTTGTCGGTAATTCATGGTCTGCCTCTTGTGACGAAGCACCTGTTCCAGTTTTTGATCTTCTTGGTTTGAAAAGACGCTGGGAAATTCCTGGAATTACATTAGATGCACAAGCAGAATACATCATTGACGAAACTTTGACAAGTAGATTTAAGGTTATATGGTTAATTGGGCATCACCATCGAGCTGATCCAGAAGGAAATGGAAAATACTTGTTACCGTATCCTTGGGGACACTTAGATCAGTATGGAGATCTTGTAAGAGACTTATGGTTTAAAAAATTAACTAGGATGCCTTGGTATCAAAGAAACGCAGCACTTGCAGTCAAAGCTGTACTAGCAGACTGTAATATTGATAACATGATGATGATTCCTATTTATCGACCTAATACTCTGGAGCATCCTTGGTTTACTGGTCATCCCTGTGTTTGGGATTTTTATCTTAGAGACTTTGCTAAACGAGATGGTAATCTTGGCTATGCAGGACACATGAATCAACATGGTCACACAAAACTTGCACCAATACTTGCATCGGAGGTATATGATAGATGGGGGATTACATTGACCCTCGCTGGAGAGACGCAGTTGAAGTCGGATTTTCTGACTCGATAGCTAAAAAAGCTCATAAAATTGTTGAACACTGTGAAAAAAACTATATTCTTCATGGACACCAATGGCGATGCGACGTTGCAGGTAAAGTAGCTATTTTACTAAAACCAGGCGAAGGATATGAGTGGCATTTTGACAACTTAGATTTTGCAGAACGAAGATTAACCACATCTCGTCCAGGACGCTACTGGACTCATATGATTTATTTAACAGGAGGTAAACCTTTTGAGATTGGATCATGGAACCCGAAAGGTGAAAGGGTCGAGCAGACTGACTTTTCTGCTCCAGAACCGAAAGAGATACTCGTCAGGATATTCCCCGAACCTGGTAAAACGGTGTTGTTTCCATGCTTTATGGTTCATCGTATTCAGCCTATTGTTGATAATCGCCGTTGGGCATTTGTAGATTTTGTAAATACACCAGATTATTTAGGTAAAACTAAAAAAGATTTAACCCGCATTTTTAACAGGTACTTTGATGAAGATACTAGGCGTAAGCTCATACCATCATGATAGTGCAGCAGCATCTTTAAAAGATGGATATATTCAAGCAGCAGCACACGAAGAACGATTCTCTCGTATAAAATATGACAAGTCATTTCCAAAAAATACTGTGGAATGGCTTAGAGATACATATGAAGATTGGGAGTTTGCTGCATTTTATGAAGAATCTACTTACTCACAATTCAAATCTGATATAAGATATATTACTAAAGCACAACCTGTTTTAGTTGATCATCATGAAGCTCATGCTATGAGTTCAGTATTGATGACTGACTGGACTGAGTGTGCCGTGATGGTGATTGATACCGTAGGCGGTAAATTTTCTACATCACTTGGAGTATATGAAAATGGCAAAATCGAATGGATTAAGCGGTTTCGTTATCCGAACTCTCTTGGTCTTTTTTATAGTAGTGCTACTCGTTTGCTTGGATTTGAGCCTTTATCTGGGGAGTCCCAAGTTATGGCTGCTGCTGGATACGGCTCTCCTAAATGGGCTGACCTTATAAAGAAAAAAATAATTCTTCCTGAAGATGGGCATTATACTTTACTACATGATCACACTAGAGGTATAGGTTTTGGTGTTCTTGACTGGGATATTGCAGCCTCTGTGCAAGAAGTTTTCTCTGAGATAGTATTTAATCTATCCGACTGGTTATATCGCGAATCAGGCAAAACTAATTTAGCGTATGCAGGTGGTTGCGCTTTGAATTGTATCACTAACACTTATCTTGCTAAGTATTCTGCTTGGGATAATATCACTATTCAACCAGCTGCAGGTGACGCTGGTGCAGCATTAGGAGCGGCTGCTTTAATAGAAAGACCTCTGTGGCAAGGACCTTTTATAGGTTACGAAGAATATGCTTCTGCAACACCTGAAGAAGCAGCAGAAAGAATTATCAAAGGCGATATAATTCCAATTATCAACGGACGAGCTGAGTTTGGTCCTCGTGCGCTTGGAAATCGTACCTTGCTTTGTGCCCCGATTAATTCTACTATAGATAGATTAAATCAAATTAAAGGTAGAGTAGATGATACTTGGAGACCTTATGCTCCTATAGTACAAGATAAAGAAGCAGATAATTATTTTGATGTCATCCGCCCTTGTACAAATATGCTTTTTACTGCTGATATCAAAGAAGAATCTAACTTTAAAACTCATGATAATACAGCAAGGCTTCAGTATATTGATGGATCTCAACCATATCTTTACAAAGTCCTAGAGATTACTAGACAGTATGGTTATCCCATCTTAATTAATACGAGTTTGAACGCCAAAGGTAAACCGATGGTGAATAAGAAAGAAGACTTAGATGAAATTCGACTACATTACTGAAGTTGAAACAGAAACTTTAAAAACAGGTAGAACATACTTTACTCCAGACGGAGCCTATCCTTCAATTACAACTATTCTAGGCAAAACTGCTGATAATACTTGGTTACAACGTTGGATTGATAAAGTAGGAGAAGAAGAGGCTGCTAGAGTTTCAAAAGAAGCCACAGATCGAGGTACTCTTGTTCATGAATATGCTGAACGTCATTTTAATGGAGAAGATGTTTGGGATGATCTACGTCAAGAAAGGTTAGATGTTCGTCAGATGAGTCGTGATTTAATTCGCGCTACTGAACGAGGCGTTGAAGAAGTCTGGGGACAAGAACAGGTTTTATGGTCTAACAAATATCGATATGCTGGAAGAACAGATATGGTAGGTATTTGGAAAGGCAAACCCACTATTATTGATTTTAAAACTTCTAAGAAGAAAAAAAATCAAAAACAAATTACAGACTACTATATTCAAGGCTGTGCATACGCTGTAGCACATAATGAAATGTACGGAACAGGTATTCAGGACGTAGCAATTATTATGACTATTGATGGAGATGATCCTATTATTTTCGAGAAGTCAGCTGTGCCATTTTTACCTTTATTAAAAAACAGGAGACAGATGTTTGATAAACTGCAAACAACTTCAACTACGTAGAATAGTAGATATGAATTATGATAAACTTGAGCATTTTTTCAAATTAGGTAATCATCTATTTAATACTCGCTATACAGATGCACCACATTGGAAGTCTTTTGATCTTTTTTCTGATAATAGAGATTCTCCTATGCTCAAGCACTTTCCTTATATTAAACATTGGCTAAATATGTTAGAAACACATAATGGGCTTAAGAGCATAAAACACGTATATTTATCTGTACTTGCTCCTAAACAGCAGATTCCTTGGCATGTTGATATGCAGCGAGAAGGATACAATAAAGCTTTTATTACTTCTTTATTTACTGATGAAAGTATTATTGAGTTTAAAGACGATAAAAAATATACCTACAAGCAAGGTTTTAGCTATATGTTGCAGACAGGCACTGAACATAGAATTATTAATATGAGTGATAAATATAGATTCACTCTTTGTGTAACTCCAGAGGAGAATCCGTATGTTTAAATGGTTGATAGACAAGTATGAAGAATGGAAATTTGAAAGAGAGTTTCAAAAAAAGAAAAAAGAACTTTTAGAAAAAGATCCCTTTATATATGAT